CATTATGGATAAAGCCATAACTCATGCTCAAGATCGAAGAGCACGCGGATTAAGTCCATTTGCCGAACCCTCTTTGCTTCAACAGGAGCAACGCTCAACTTTTTTAGATGACCTTTTTTCTGAGAGCCTTGAAATGACACCAGAGCCTCAAAATACAAATAACATGATAGATATTCTTTCTAGTATATATAACATAAAAGACACTACTAATCTAAAAGAGTTTATTAATAATGTAGCAGAGATAGAAAGTTCTGGTGGTACAGACACTGTTAGCGACATTAGCTCAGCAAGAGGAATTTTTCAATTCCTTACCAAAGGAGAAGGTAATGCGTTTGTTACTGGATTAAATAGAACAAAGGCAACTTACAAAGCTAGGGGATTGGAGGTGCCTTCTTGGGTAGAAGAAGCCAAGGATCACGGAGATCCAAATCTCTTATCTAGGGAACAGCAGGTAGAGCTTTTTTTAGCTAATCTTTACCAGCAAAAGGGTACGGATAAGCTCTTTAAAAGAATTTTGTCAGGAGATCGTGACGCCCAAAAAGAGATGTATGGTAAGTACCACCACACTATACCAGATATAACTAAAAATAAGCGGATAAAGGAAATCTTTAGTTAGTATAAATGGACGAATTAACTAGACAAATTGTGTTAATGCGTATGCAAGATCCGCAGTGGTTAGAGGGTATACTAGCTCCTTATTCTGAACCTACACCAAGAGGGCGGACGCCGCGTTTAGTAAAAGAAGAAGAGCCGCAGCAACCAAGAGTACAAAAACAAGAACGACGAGATTTGTTTTGGCGACCAAAAACTTCTGGAGTGAATGTACGGCCCTCAACTGAGCAGTTACTACGGCAGCTTTCTAGTTTACCGGAAACAGGTATAAATAAAAGTTATAACTTACCTGGAGGGGTTGACGTAGACTTGAGTGGCGATCTACGCAACTTTGAAGGTTTTATACCAAGAACATACCGTGGAGAAGCTGGACTAAGTTATAACACTCCAAGATACGGAGGTAGGATAGGAACGACACTAAGAGGAAATACGCTTGGAGGTGTTCCTATGCAGGAACTGTTATTTAACGGTTATTTGAATAATATTTTTGGTGGTGCTTTAACAGGAGGAGCAAGTAGTACATTGGGTGTTCCGGGGTCTACAGCGGCTAATTTACAATTCAATAGGCAATTTTAAATTATGACTAAAAAAAGAGGTAACCCAGCCTTAGTTAAAGGAGGCCCGTCATTAAACCCACAAGGCAGGCCAAAAGGCACAAAAAATAAATTAACGCTACTGCAAAATGAGTTAATAGACCAATTTGCAGGAGAAATGAATAAAGAATTTAAAGCTGTCATACGAAAAGTTGTACAAGAAGCTAAAGGCGGCGATATGACAGCCGCACGTCTTTTGCTTGAAAGAGCAATACCAGCTAGAAAAGCTGTAGAACATTATGGCGCTCAAGAAGCTGGAGGAATTGTCATCAATATAAAAGGACTTGATGATATTAATGTTGAAGAAAACGAAACTGTGGACGCAGATTTTACGGAGGTAGACCAATATGAAAGATCGACAATGTAGTGACAAAGCCAATGCAGGTAAGTCTGGTGGCGTGAATAATCAAGGTGTAACGTTGAGTGCAGAATTATACATGGCAGGGTCTATAGCGCCTGCTTCAAAAATTCCACCGAAAGGTGTCTCAAACGGAGGTAAATAGAGATGCCAGCAGGTACGGGAACGTACGGAACAACAAAAGGCAGACCACCTAAAAAGAAAAAGAAAGGGAAGAAAAAGAAAAAGAACAAATAAGCTTATATGACAACAGAGCTTAATTTTACATTACACCCAGCGCAGCAACAAATTTTTACGTCTAAAAAGCGTTTTAAAGTTGTAGGTGCAGGGCGAAGATTTGGTAAATCTTATCTAGCTAGGGTGGAATTGATAGTCAAGGCTCTTGCAACAACGAACGAGTATGGTTATGACTTATCGGACAAAGCTTGTTATTACATAGCTCCGACATTTAACCAAGCTAAAGACATTATGTGGCAAGCTTTAAAGCAAATGGCTGCGCCTATCACAAAAAAAGTAAAGGAAAATGAGTGTATTCTCACCTTAACTAACGATAGGCAAATTCATCTTAAAGGCTCTGATAGGCCAGAGGGACTGCGAGGAGTAGGTTTATCTTACGTGGTTCTTGACGAATATGCATTTATGAAAGAAGAGGTTTGGACATCAATAATTAGACCAACTCTAGCAGATGTTAGGGGAGGTGGGTTATTTATAGGAACGCCAAACGGTAAAAACCACTTTTATGATCTTTTTTTGACTGCAGGTGAGGAAAAAGATTCTGAAGATTGGGGTGCTTGGACGTTTAAGTCTTTGGATAACCCTTTTTTGGACCCTAAAGAAGTGGTAATGGCTACTAAAGACATGCCTTTGGAGTATGTTAAGCAAGAATTTGAGGCTAATTTTTCGTCGTTTGGTGGTACAGTTTTTTCTTCGGACTTATTTGCAATAGAAGACAAAGGTTTTCACGGAGGAGACCTTTATATGACGGTAGATCCTGCTGGTTATGGAGATGTAAAGGGTATAGCGCAAGGTAAACTTAAAAGATTAGATGAAACTGCTATTTCTGTAGTAGAAATTTCAACTGATGGGTGGCATTGCCACGAAATAATAACAGGTAGGTGGAATGTTAGGGAAACTGCAGTACGAATACTACGAGCAGCCCAAAAATACAAACCAAGAACAGTGGGGATAGAGCGTGGAGCTTTAAAAAACGCTTTAATGCCTTATCTTCAAGACAATATGAGGCGACTAAATACTTATCCGTACATTACGGAGTTGTCTCACGGAAACCAAAAAAAATATGACCGCATAGTGTGGGCTTTACAGGGACGGATGGAGCAAGGACGCCTCACATTTCAACCTGGAGCTTACACAGCTAAATTATTGAATCAGTTATTAGATTTTCCTAACCCTTTAGCGCACGACGATATGATGGATAGTTTAGCTTACGTAGACCAAATAGGTGTTACTCCATATGACATGGATCAAAGTCTAGGCGGATCTGAGTGGGAACCAATGGACGAAATAAGTGGTTTATAACGAAGGATATTAAAGAATGGCTATAGCAAAACTTGTAGATCCCGTAGTAAATTCTCCTACACAAGAGAAAAAAGTCTACGACGATGAAGTAACAGGGTGGGTTGTCTACAAGGTAGAAAATTGGGAACGGTCTCGTAATGCCCAACACCAAGATAGGTGGAAGGAATATTATAGAATTTGGAGAGGCCAACATGGAGGTGAAACAGATAAAATTAGAACTCACGAACGTTCTAAAATTATAGCTCCTGCACTGCAACAATCTATAGAAGCTGGCGTGTCTGAAATGGAAGAAACTATTTTCCACAGAAAGCGGTGGTTTGATTTAGAAGATGATGTACGAGAGCGAATTTTTGAGCAAATTATAACAGAGAACCAAGATCAAATATCTCCAGAGCAGATAGAGGAGATAGCACAAAATATAGATACTAGGTTAGGGCAAGTTACTGAACAATTGCTGGAAGATTTTGAAACTCGAAGAGTGAACAAGGCAATATCTGAAATACTACTTAATGCGGGTCTTTATGGGACAGGTATAGGTAAGATTACTGTAGAGAAAAAACCACGGCGAATACCTGTGACAGGCTCTATGGGTACTACTTCAGATATAGCTTTTGAAGAAGATTTACACGTTAGTTTAGTTCCGGTAGATCCTAATGAATTTGTTATAGATGTGGCTGCAAAAAGTATTGAAGATGCTTTAGGGGTAGCTCACATGTACACCATTCCAAGACATGAAGTTTTGCAAAAGCAAGAACGTGGGCTTTGGAATCAAGCGCCTATTGGCTTTTATAACACTACAGATGAACAACACGCTACGTTAGATATTACAGAAAAAGATTACGAGCAAGTTGAGCATGTAGAAATAATGGAATACCACGGATTAGTTCCTAAAGGACTATTTGAGGAAGCCGAAAAAGATAGTGTTGTTGATCCTTTAGCAGAATTTGCAGAACTAAACAGCGAGATAAATTACGACGATGCTGCTGAAATGGTTGAGTGCATTGTTTGGATAGCCAACA